CTACTGTTTCAGCGTTAACAGGAGCAGCAAAGAGAGCTGCTATTACTGGGTAAAGATACTTGTGGTATCTGTTACGCTTTGAATTTTTGTTGTTCTTTCTATGATCGTGTGATTTTGAAGACCTGGTCCGTGATACGTCTCCATGAAACTGAAGTTTCCACCAGGTGTGGACTGTACCCATGTGGGTCTGTTGCTTGGGTCGAGATTCAATCCTGTCCATGTCGAATTAATACCATTACTAGATGTAGATGTTTGGGGAGCAGTGACACCTATGCTTGTTGAATTCTGGGGCGTAATAGCACTATTATCGCTAGGTTTTACGCCATGGCCTGACACACTATATGTATATCCTGTGGAATAATCCATCGAATTTATAATTTCTGTCACTTCAGAAGTAGTTTCTGTGTGGCTAGTCATCTGGCCTTGCTGAAAATTAGGTACTACAGGCACTGCCTGTGCAGCACTGCTACACAGTAACAATATGCCTATAGTAAACCTCTTTATCATCCTACTTGATTAGGATTTCGCTAGTGAATTGTCCAGTCGCAGATGTGCCTGCTCCTCCAGCCGTTAGACCCACCGTTGACGATGAATCAATAGTACCAGCTAGACTTCCTGCACTACCTGCAGCAGTACTTGTCTGGTTACTGAAGTTATGAACTTCTCCTACTGTTGGTGCACTACTACCTAGAGCATCACCTTGATAGAAGGTTTGAGAGAAGCTGAAACTTTCTCCTGCAGTTGCTTGGGTCGCTGACAACGAAGGGATCGCTCCAACGCCTGAGGAGATAGTAAGGGCACCGATAGAGCTCGTTGCACTACCACCCGAAGGTGTATATTGTGTGGTAACGTTGTTACCTGTGACAGCATATGAGCTACCGACTCTCTGTACATTTGTTGCAGCTGCATCCACAGTGAGTTGTACACTACTGGACAAGCGATGCGTAATATCCGCCTGTGCGGGTGCGGTCAACATAAACATTCCGAAAAGCACTGCTGAAATTTTTTTCATTTTATCCTCGCGAGGGATGTGCTAGCTCTATTTAGGCATTTTATTTTTAGACGGTTGTTACCAAATATTTCTTCGGGTATTACCCTATACAAAACGTAGTGATAGACGCTAAATATAGGTGATTGCCTTCGGGGATCACACAACAAAACTCGCTTTTAAAGGAGAATTATGACAGGACTAACAAAGTGGACATCTAAGGATGTCGATGCAATTTTTGATGCAGCAAATCGCTACAGTGTAGGGTTTGACGATCTATTTTATAGACTACATGCGTATGGAATTGGGTCTCCACAGACACAATACCCTCCATATAATATTGTAAAAGAGTCTGACACTACATGGAGAATCGAATTAGCACTAGCAGGTTGGGATCGAGACCAGATTGAAGTAGCTACAGAAACAAACGTGCTAACGATCAGATCCGTTGATAAGGATGACACAGACAAGCAAGAATACATCCATAGAGGTGTAGCAGCAAGGACATTTGCTAGAGGATTTAATCTAAGCGATGACGTAGAGGTAGGGGACGTGTCATTTAATAATGGATTACTCTCTGTGACACTAACAAAAATTGTCCCAGAGCATCAGAAGAGAAAGGTATTTAATATTCAGTAGACTGGGACTCTACCCACTCTGCATTCTGTTTACAGTATGCATGCACATCCATCTCCATTTTATAGTGGGCATGGGTGTGTATGATCTGAATGAGTCCTAGCATTCCTAGGACAATCAAATTGAATTGGGTCACTGGGTGCTTAAGCACCGACAACAATTTCATGGACATATACTGTGGTATACTATATACTACACAAGAAATGAGACTCTTAACACAGGAGTCTCTTTTTGTTTGGAGACACTGACTATGAACATGTATGTAAATCTGGCACCACCTCACTGCAAAGATCTAAGTATGTTGACTTTGGACGTGCCATCTGATAAACTAGATGAGGTGCTATCCCTATTGGAGAAAAACTATGAGCGTAAAGGTAGCAAGAATGGCAAACGGCGAGGACGTAATCGCTGATATCAAAGAGGTTAGAAACTCTGAGGGCGATGATGCTCGTGTTCTTGCATACGAATTTATTGATTCCTTTTCCATTCAACTGGAAATGAATGACCAAGAATTCTTGGTTGAAGAAGCAGGTAAAGAGAATCCACTTGGTAATATTCGTATGCGATTCTATCCATTCTTCCCTTTGACTGTTGGGTCTAATTTCATTTCACTTCAACACGTCGTAAGTATCGCTGATCCACATTGGGAAGTCCTCAAGCGATACGAAGAGGCATTGCAAACCATTAAAAAGTCACGAAAAGATGATGTTAAAGTTGATTATTCTGAAATACCACCCTCAGGTCTCGTTATTGGGTGACCTAGTAGAGATGGATGAAGAGCCTAGTTTCCTTATCCAAAACTGCCATGAAGTAACAGAGGAAGGACTTAAAAAGTTTCCATACTACAGTGATCAAGAAGACCTATTCATCGAGAGTACTGATGTATTAACTGTGGTGGATCCCTCGGCAAAGGTTGCCAAACAATATCTAGTGATGCTAGAATCCAAAGAGAAGAAAGGCAAGAATGAGTGATTTTTATACTAACGTAATCATCTTTGGTGACACTGCGTTGGTAAGGGGATATCGTAACGGTGAGCGTGTGCAATACCGTGAGAAGACATCCCCTTCTCTTTATTTGGTGCCTGCAAATCAATCAAAGACCTCCAAGTATAAGACTCTGGATGGCAGGTATGCACATAAGAAAAAGTTTGATGGTGTCCGTGAGGCACGAGACTTCCTGCAGAAGTATTCCGACGTAGAAGGAATGGAAGTGCATGGGTATGAGCGATTTGTTTTCCAACACATCGCCCAGAAACACCCTACTCGTGTCCACTATGACATGAATTTGATGAGTATATGGACAATCGATATTGAGGTTGCATGTGAGAATGGATTCCCTGATGTAGAAGCATGTCAGGAGGATATGTTGTGCATCACCATGAAGAATATGATGACCAAGAAGATCATCACATGGGGCACGAGAGAGTATGATCCTCCCAAGGATGTGGAGTATCGTGTCTTCAATACTGAGCATGAAATGCTGCAGGATTTCCACAAGCATTGGGTGCATGACACCCCTGATATCATCACAGGGTGGAATAATAACTTCTATGACATGCCTTATATCTGTCGTAGGATTGAGAAGATCCTAGGAGAGAAGTGGATGAAGAGTCTCTCACCTTGGAATGTAGTAAAAGATCGCACCATAAATGTGCAAGGCCGAGCAAATATTGTTTACGATATTCTAGGTGTCACTATCCTTGACTACCTTGATCTATACAAGAAGTTTACCTATTCCGCACAAGAATCCTACAGTCTAGAGCATATCTCTACTGTTGAATTGGGTGAGCACAAACTTGACCATAGCATGTATGAAAACTTTAAAGACTTCTATACATCTGACTGGCAGAAGTTTGTAGACTACAACATCCATGACGTGCAACTGGTTGATCAACTAGAAGGCAAGATGAAACTTGTTGAGTTGGCAGTCACTATGGCGTACGATGCCAAGGTAAACATTGATGATGTGTTTTCACAGGTAAAGATGTGGGATACTCTCATCTATAATGATTTGTATCAGAAGAATATTGTTGTGCCCCCTAAGCAGACATCCGAGAAAGATGACAAGTATGCGGGTGCATATGTCAAAGAGCCTGTGCCTGGTGTTTATGACTGGGTATGTAGTTTTGACTTGAATTCTCTGTATCCACACCTTATAATGCAGTATAACATCTCTCCTGAGACGCTTGTCGATGAGAGACATCCTAGAGTTTCTGTGGACAAGATCCTCGATGAAGAATTTACTGCTCATCCTGATTACGCTGTCTGTGCTAATGGTGCTCAGTATCGTAAGGATATACATGGATTTCTTCCTGAGATGATGCAACGCATCTACGATGAAAGAAAGATCTTCAAGAAGAAAATGCTCGCTGCCAAGCAGGAGTTTGAGAAGACTGGTGATCCTAAACTAAAGAATGATATCTCCACCTTCAACAACATCCAAATGGCAAGGAAGATTCAACTCAATAGTGCCTATGGTGCTATTGGTAATCAATACTTCCGCTATTATAACTTGGCAAATGCTGAGGCAATCACTCTATCTGGTCAGGTCTCTATCCGATGGATTGAAAATAAGATAAACAAATTTCTTAATAAACTATTAGAGACAGACAACAAAGATTATGTTATTGCTTCTGATACCGATTCCATTTATTTGCATATGGATCCTCTGGTTAAAAAGATATTCAAGGGCAGAGAGGAGAGCGATCAAAGCGTATTGCGGTTCCTTGCGAAGGTGTGTGATGTGGAATTTGAAAAGTATATACAGAATTCTTATCAAGAATTGGCAACCTATGTAAATGCCTACGAGCAGAAGATGTTTATGAAGCGAGAAAACATCGCTAATCGTGGTGTCTGGACTGCTAAGAAGAGATATATTCTAAACGTATGGGACAGTGAGGGTGTCAGATACAATGAGCCTTCACTAAAGATCATGGGTATTGAGGCAGTCAAATCCTCCACCCCATCATCATGTCGTGGAGCACTCCGTGACGTCCTAAAACTCATGATGAATACTGATGAGAGGAAGGTGCAGCAGTTTGTCAAAGATTTTGAGAAAAAGTTTAAGTCACTACCTACAGATGAGATTGCATTTCCACGGTCATGCAACAATCTCAAGAAGTATCACCACCCTAAGGAGTTGTATGGAGCACATTGCCCCATTCACGTCCGAGGTGTGCTACTATATAATAACTCTATCAAAGAAAAGAATCTTACCCACAAGTATCCCTTGATTCAAGAGGGAGAAAAGATCAAGTATGTCTTCCTAAAGACACCTAATAAACTTGGTCGTCATGGGTCTAAGGGTGACTTCCAAAATGTCATCTCTTTCTTTAGGACACTCCCCTCTGAGTTTAAACTAGAGGAATACATTGATTATGATATGCAATTTTCTAAAGCATTTCTTGATCCACTCACCGTGATTCTTGATCAGATCGGATGGTCTGCCAAGAAACGTGCCACACTAGAAGCCATGTTTGGTTAATTATGACAAGTAGTTTTTTCACTGAAATTGTAAAGGAGATTGACAATGAGTATGCAACGGTTGCCTCTGAAGGCATCGCTGCAGGTGACATTGATCAATATGTAGATACTGGATCTTATATTCTTAACGCTCTGTTGAGTGGTAGTATCTATGGTGGTCTGCCTTCTAATAAGATCACAGCACTAGCAGGTGAGAGTAGCACAGGTAAGACATTCTATGCCTTGTCTGTTGTCCGTCACTTTCTAAACACTGACCCTGATGCAGGTGTCATTTATTTTGAGTCAGAGTCTGCTATTTCTAAACAGATGATTGAGGAGAGAGGCATTGATTCTAAACGTATGATCATTGTGCCTGTCACCACCGTGCAGGAATTCCGCACACAGGCAGTTAAGATTGTTGATAAATACTTAACTCAGAAGGAATCAGATCGCAAACCGTTGATGTTTGTGTTGGATTCATTGGGCAATCTCTCCACCTCTAAGGAGATGGAAGATACTGCAGCAGGTAAAGACACACGAGATATGACTAGAGCACAAGTCCTTAAAGGTGCCTTTAGGGTCTTGACTTTGAAACTAGGTCTTGCTAATGTACCTATGATCGTAACTAATCATACCTATGATGTTGTCGGTAGTTATGTGCCCACAAAAGAAATGGGTGGCGGTAGTGGTCTTAAGTATTCTGCTTCCACTATCGTATATCTTTCCAAGAAGAAAGAGAAAGATGGCACAGATGTTGTCGGTAATATTATCAAGGTCAAGGCAGTCAAGTCTCGACTTACAAAAGAAAATTCACAAGTAGAGACGAGGTTATTCTATGACGAACGCGGACTGGACAAGTATTATGGGTTACTGGAATTGGGTGAGAAGTATGGAGTCTTCCAACGGATCGGGAATCGGTATCGTATTGGTGAATCTTCTGTTTATCCTAAGTCTATTCTCGCTTCGCCCGAGAAATACTTCACAGAAGAAGTAATGCATGAATTGGACGAAGCCGCTAAGAAAGAATTCTGTTATGGCGAGTGATCTAAAGGATTTTATCCGTGTATATGATGGTGTCTTAGACCCTAACTTGTGCAACAATGCTATCAAGTTGTTTGATGAGACACCTGATGCACAGGATCGTTGGGATAACCAACATAAACCTCAGTTTACACAAATGAATATCACGATGCTATCTGAGCAGCAACGTGATCCTAAGTGGGGTGTAATCCACAATAGTATTATTGCTTCAATACAAACAGTATCTGAATATTATATGAAAGATACAGGGTGCTCACCATTCTGGCCACCTAAGAATAGTATTGAGCAGATCCGTATGAAAAAGTATACGGCAGAGTCAGGAGATAGGTTTGATCTCCACATTGATGTTGGTGACTATGCTACAGCACGTCGCTTTCTTGTTATGTTTTTCTATCTTAATGATGTAGAGGAGGGAGGAGAGACATCTTTCCCTGCTATTGAATTAGATATCAAACCAAAGCAAGGTAGTGTGCTATGCTTTCCACCAGTATGGATGTATCCTCACCTAGGTAAGCAACCAATCAGCAATGACAAATACATTGTTGGCACATATCTACACTATCAATAATGCCAGGTATAGAAGAAATTGTTATTAGTAATCTGATCTGCAATCCAGATTACATGAGAAAGGTTTTACCTTTCGTGAAAGAAGAATACTTTGATGACCTATCACAAAAGGTAGTCTTCAAAGAGATATCTGAATTTGTTAATGAGTATGATAACCTTCCAGAGCCTAATGCTATTGCTCTTGAGGTAGAGAAACGTAAAGATTTAACAGAGGATGCTGTCAATAGAGTTTTAGAAATACTTAGAGGACTAGATAGGACGGAGTATAATGAAGAGTGGTTGCTAGACACTACTGAGAAGTGGTGT